ACTATTAGTCTGTAAGATAGCATCATACTCAGCAACAGTAGCAAGTAGTTTAGCTCTCATAAGCTCTGTAGCACTGTTCTGTAAGCCTTCCACATCGTCTGAGATCAATATACTAGCTCTATTACCCTGTAACTGACTAGTAATACCTAATGACTTCACACTAGGTTGTACAGTAACTTCACACCCTGTGACATCGAAGCTCTTTACACTATTCCTCATGTCCTGTGAAGGTTCTAAGTGATCTAATAGAGGTAAGTCAAAGATAAGTCTACGAATAAATTGAGCAATAGCTTCTGAATGACTACCACTCTGACTTACAATTACTACTTTTTCATTTGGATTCCTTAATAACCTCCATGTAACATACGCACCAGTAATATAAGTCTTGCCTATACCCCTGAATGCTTCTAATAATAGACGTTTATCCCCTGTCATAAGGGTCTTAGCCATGTCTAACTGCAAAGGAGTAGGAGGAGGTAAGTTAATACCCCTCCATACATACTTTAAATACTCCCTGAAGTCATTAATTAAGTACTTTAGTTCCTTATTATCTCCACTACTCACATTTAAATCCCCTACACGTTAAACATATCCATGACATTGCTGTCTTTTAGTTCATCTACTAAACTCATCATAGGCTTACTCTCTACTATGTCAACGGTTATATCATTCTGTTTAAGGAATGTATTAATAGCCGCTAACTCAGTAGGCTTTAAAGGCTCACCACTCTTAAGTAACCCTAAGTAGTAGTGAGTCTGTAAGTCATGTAATGTGTTTAGTGAGTCTATAGTTGCTTTACTCACTTGTTACTCCTTTAATTCCACTGTGCGTCTTTGTTAAGCTCTTGCATATACTTACCTACAACAGGAAGTGTATACATAGGCAGAAAAGAGTTCAGCATAATAGAACGCCCATACTCTGAACGCCATGCGTTGCTGTTTAAATCAAAAGGATTCATACTGGTATCGTTAAGACTCGCATACAAACTCTGCATACGACTTGCAGTTGGCCCTCCAAATATCTCCATGAAGTGGTCACTCTGCCAATCACTGCCTAAGCGTCCACCAGTAAAACCCCCTGTAATGTAGTTGAGTAGAGAAGAAATAGGACTAGTAATAGCTCCTTTATTAGTAGCATTGATAGCTAACTGCCCCAACCCTGCTGTATCAAAACCGTACCTACGCGCCTCGTTGTCAAGTACGCCCATCTTAACTTCCATCTCTTCTTTAGCTAGACCTAAGAAGCTACTAAAGGCAACACTGGCACTTATACCTGCCGCTATCCTAGCATCAAACTCACTTGCTCCTCGGATAAGAAGCGACTCGTAGGCTTGCATAGGGTAACTTAAGAACTGAGTAAGCAAAGGGAGTAGTACATTATCCCCATTACTAAACATCTCAGGTAAGTGCATCTTATCTCCTTTAAGTATGTCTAAATGACTAACATTATTAAGCGCACGATGTACCATATTCTCTAGTGCAGGATCATTAAGTTTAGACAAATCCATAGACACAATACCGCCCTTAGAGTCTAACTCAAACACTTCACTTGCTTTACTTTGGAGCTTGTGTATCTGCTTTACGTCTACCTGTAGCCTAGTGTACGCACTTTCATTGTGTTTACTGAGTGAAGTCACTAACTTAGTGTTAAAGAATAAGTCCTCAAGCACAGTACTACCTAAAGCCATACGATAGGCACTCGTTATGGTAGACAGACCTGTCCACTTAGCTACTCCTTCTGCCGCACCTTGAGCAGTCCGTACTGCCTTAGCCGCTACTCCTGTCCCTAAGAACACATCGTGACCATCAATAGCCCTAGCAGAGGCCGTACCATTGAATACATCAAACGCACCTGTCATCAATTGTATCTGACGAAGCACATCAGTACTAGGGGGCATCTTAGTTATGAGGTTTCTAAACTCCCCAAAGGACAGCCCTACATGTTTAAGAGCATTGCCCATACTTCCTCTAGCGATCACTACTCCTATCTCAGACTGAAGAGCAGTACTAGACATACCTCCTCCAAGAGTAGACATGTTCATGCTTTGATTAAACACTTTAAAGCCCTGCCAGAAGCTATTAGGGTCTTTAGGAGTCAACTGAGTATTGAGACGTAGTTTTATACCTTTCTCTAGGAGCTTAATCTCTTTATCGGCTTGCTTCTTAGCCCTACTCCTGACCATACCCGATGCTTCTAGCTCATCTGTTACAGCGGCCTTCTGTGCTTTCAAGTAATCAGTAAGACCATCAGCTTTAATACCATATACCTTACCAAGGGCTATAGTACCTGACTGATCTCGTGCCATCATAGCTACCATGTCACGCATATCCGTAATGAGGAGTTCTTTAATAGCCGCAGTATTGATGTTACGACTACGCACCCCACTAAAGTCCCCTGATCTACCTTCAGCACGTAAAGTGTTAGCCATACTAATAGCTTGCTCCCTTATACTGCCTTGTTCTCCCTCTCTAAAAGCCGCATTCTCAGCCTTCTTTGAGTCTAGCACAGCCTTGTCTGCCTTCATCCATGAGTCATTTGTTTTGAGATTATCAGTAAAGGATTTCATAAGGTTCTTGCCTGCCGCACTCTTCAGGTCTATAGTTTTAAACAGTGACCGCTTTTTAAATATATCCGCTAAGGACTCGCCATTACTATAGCGACCTAATACACGTTTTGCGCTTGCAAGAGGAGCACCTTTAAGCTTAGTTAACGTACTCGTTAGTTGTGCTACAAACTCTACGGGACTACTCCTCAGTAAAGAAAACACCTGAGCGATAGTGAGGTCTGCTCCCTCTAGTACGTTGTCGATGTCTGCATTATGTAGCTCAACCTCTTTATCAAAGTCAGCTTTAAACTTCTTCTTAAGCTCTGCTTTAACAACGGCTCGTTTCTTTTGCAATACCTTTCGTTTATCAGTAAGAGGTTTGATAACCTTCTGGATTGCCTCCGCTCTACCTGCTTCTGCTTTATCTAAGTTAGCTTGAGCAACAGTAATAGCATCCTCATCACGTACACTTGCCTTTTTGAGATCACTTACTGCCTTACGTAAGCCCCCTATCTCAGTAGCAATAGCATCTAAGCCCTCCATACCTCTACGGCTCTCATGGCTAGACAGCCCTTTACTAAGTAACTCAATAAGTTCCTCACTGTCCATGTCAGTTATCTTATCTATGTTGTACATCCTGTTGATGTCGAACACTTCTTTGACATCCAGACCTGCCGCTTGCATTTCTTTACCCATCGAAGTGATTATATCGTCTACAATCACAATACTTTTATCCCACTTCTTGTCAACAACACCGTTGTTCTTATAGGAGGCGTACTGAACATACACCTCACTCCAGAAGGTGTCCTCGTCCATCTTACCTGCTTGGAAAGTATCTACCCACTCTGAGCGTAGCTTACCTACAGACTGAAAGAGCTTGTTCTTAACTTTGTCAGCTACGAAAGACATAGTATCGTTGCTTACTAGAGTACGTGTGCCCATTGCGCCACTAATGTCCAAAGCCGCCCCTAATGCTCTCATAGTATCTGACTTACTCTTCATCATACGCCCATGCAGACTCCATGCAAAGCGTGACCCCATACTAGGAACATCTTTAGCTTCAATCTCTCCCAAAATAGCAAGAGTACCATCGTCATACTCTTTTACTACATTGCTGTTCTCGCCTTTAATAATACGACTGTCGTCTGCTTTAACAATAATAGCTTTAACACCCCCTGCTCCCATATCTCCTACAGCATACTCCGCACCTACAGGAGGTATAGTAGAACCTGAGCTAGGGACAGAATCAGCTATCTCTGTAACATCTACGTGTTTGTTCCGAACACCTGCACCTGCAAACCCATAAAACACACTACCTAAGAGCGCACCAAATAATGCTGAGTTTCGTTTAGTCTCTTCATCATGGGTACTTGTCTTGTCTTGTATAATACTTTCTTGAACATAAGCAGTACCGCCTACCGCCACCGCCCCTGTCGCAACTCTAGCCGCAAACCCCCAACCTCCTGTCATGAAACCTAACGCAAACTCTGGTGCATTGATAGGATCAAAGAACTGAGCAGGAAAGGCGTAAAGCATAGAAGTCGCCCAGTTAGTCTCACTTATCCTATTAGTTGCGTCTCTGTAGTGATTACTACGCTCAACCATTTGTAAGTAACTCTCGTGGTTACGCACCCTACCGCTGTCTAAATCCCTAGACAATGCAAAGAAATTAACACCATCCTTTGTAGGGTCTTCCTGTTCGATAGACCAAGTAGTATCATGCTCAGTGGACTGCTTATAAGCCTGTCCTATAAAAGCCTCCTGCCCTCCCCACCCTACACCACTCATATTAGTGGTCACGGTAGCTTCCCACAGACCCATATTCCGTTGCTCAATTGCTAACTGCCTCATGTGCTCCATATTTGAATCACTAGGAGCATGTATGAACGCATCATAAGGATCACTGGAAGCTCTGGTAACAGGAGGTTTTAGGTACTTCTTTATTCCTACTTGTTCCTCTACTTGTTCTTCCATTACGCTTCTCCTTGCACAGAGCGGATAGCCGCTACAAAGTCAGCAACCCGATCAGGTGATTGTTTTTTCCATAGACTCTCGCGTTTACCATCAGAGCTATGTTCAAGCTCAAATATGGCATCATCAAATCTACCATCCTTTAGAGCACCCCACGCTTTCTTAAACTTACTACGCCACCCACTCCCCATTTGAAAGTTAACACTAACTAATGCGTTCTCCAATTCAGGAACTCCTAAAGAATTAGACTGGGTATAAGCCGCTTCTTTCGCTTTAGCCAAGTCTGCTTTAAGCCATATATCTACCTGTTCTTGCTTAACTGTTGCGCCCTCTGGATAGGTTTTCACCTCTTCTGCTGTCAACTTATGACCAACACCTGCTGTTATATACCCTTTAGGTGCTTCCTTTGTGCGAACACTATCCCGGTACACAGTTAGTTTCTCTCCTTCACGCTTCTTGATATGAGCTAGTAAAGAAGGGGAAACCTCGGTACGGACATGCTTCTGTTGGGGTTCTACTTCTAGGGCAAGATCAGTAGCAGGGATAGACCCTTCGGGGGTAATACTCTCTGTCTGTTCCTCTTTGTCTACAAACTGTCTATAGAAAGAATCAACATCATCTCTAGCCTGTTTGATTACATCATCTCTTGAAGGAGCACCTGCTACTACAGCATCAAACTGGGCAGCACCCTCATCCATAAAGGAAGAGATTTTATCTGTTATACCAGACCATGCACTCATTGTCTATCTCCGTGTCCTTTAGTTCTATTCCTGAACGAGTCAGGTACGTTTGCCCTAAATGTCCTGACACCTTTAGCGGCTTCTTTCCTAGCATTTACACGCTGTAGTCCCTCATTTCTCATATTCTTTATTTGCTGTTGATTCAGGTTTAATGTTGTCTCTTGATCCCACATACCGCCTACTCCTCTTGTAGTCAGTACCATCAGAACGCCCCCTGCGCCTCCTTCTTGGTGATTAGGTACAAAACTTACTTGTACGTCCTGAGCCGACCACCTGTGCGTCTCGGCAAATTGGTTTCTCTCTACGCCAGTGACTCTACGCCCCTGACCATAACTGTGAGTACCAGTTAGTCGTGCAAAAAGCTCTTTATTAGTGTTTATATAGTGCTTAACTCCTGCATTTAAAGCCCCTACATGCTCATGATCCCATGCCCGTAGTTCATCCATACCTTCACCTATATCCTGCACTAGAGATTGTACTGGTAACCTACTGTATACTTGAGTAGCAGGGTTAGGCTTGCGCGCTAAGAGGTCAAGGATAGTTGAACTTGTTTTCGTAAACATCTCGAAAAGCCCGCCCTCCAAAGCATAAGCCGCTTTAGCTACAATACTTCCTATAACCTGTTGTTGTGCCAGTGAAAGGTGATCAAAACGCTTATCCTTGTTTAGATAAGTCTGTACCTTCGCCTTTGAAATCTTCTTCTCGTCTAGTGCCGCCTGATCCACATCAGTGTTAGCGATTGCGATATACTTGAGTAGTGTTGCACTATCCGCGCCTGTCTCACTGAGGAGGAGTCCTACCTGAGCACTCTGACTTAAGTTAGCTCTAACCATATTATTCAGAGCAGGGGAGTCAGAGTAGACGGATAAAGAAGCCTTGAGAACCGCTAGTTGTTGTTCTACCTTCTTCTCCTCTCCACTTGCAATTGATTCGTGAAGAGCGTTATTAATAAACTTAACTTTCTCTTGTATCAGTGGCTTCATTAGTTCAGGATTGATAAGCGCCATGTGACCTAAATATATCTTGTCAGTTTCAGTAACAAACGGACTACTTAATAGCCCCCTGATCTTTTGCCCATGCTCACTTTTAAAGACCTCCTGTTCAGTAGGTGACATATTAGCCATGCTAACCACATTATCGTCCAAGTTGTGAACAAACTCATAAGCCGCACCGCCCGTGATAGCTTTTGAGATGCCTTGACTAAGTGCGAGGGACTCTACTGTGTTGAGGTCACGGAGGGAAGCACCTCCTGCACCCTTCATAGCACGTGCAGTTGCTATAAGCTCACGTAGAGCTACCCTAGGGTCTTTCATTCCTATGTTATCTTCAGAAAGGATTACACTAAGATGCTTATCCATTAACTCAGACATAGTTTTTACCCCTTTAAAATCTAGGTAGTCTGCTTCTGAAACGCCTTTATCTGCATTAAGTCTCAGCCACGCATCTCTTTCTACCATCATCTTGTTCTTTTGGGTTTGCTTCAGACGGGCTATTGTTTTGTTATACGTCTTGTTACTCTGCGGTAAAGTAGCTAAAGCAGAAGAAAGTCCCTTTGTTGCTTGTATCGCCATCCATGCGTTAGCAGGTTTAACCCCTATACGCATAGCTAGTTTAGCCACATAGTCCGTCTGTGGGATACGTCCTGTCTCGTAGAGTTCATCGAGTGTGCCTAATGCGGCATTGTCTAGCTCAGTTTCATGATTAAGAGCGGCTAAGTTACTTAGTTTAGCAACGCCCTTATTAACATCTCCTATATAAGCATTAGCATAGAAGTCTGAGTTGTTACTTTGATTAGATATATCTTGTTCTAGCGCATTAACTAAGTACTTGTCACGTTGATCGAATGGAATCTCTGCCTTTTCCATGTACGTATTAAGCTCAAACAAACGTGTTCTAGCATCCTGTGCTCCTCTTACTTCATCTCTAAGAGCACCTTGCTGATACTTGTCTGTCTGCTTGTAGGCTTCTGTGCCTGCCTTAACAGCATCTACAAAAGCTTCACCGTAGTTAATCTGACTAGTATCAGACCGTACTCCTGCACTAGCTACATTAACAAACCCAAGGGCTACGAACTGGTTATCTTGAGGGGCTACT